AATTGGCTTTATAGATAGGGTAGATATTATTGGAGATAGAGTCAACATAACAGACTATAAAACTGGTAAATGGGAAGTTGCACAGAAGCATGTGCACTCAAATCTGCAGCTAGGCATATATGCCCTTGCGCTTCATAATATATTTCCAGAAAAAGAAATATACGCTGAACTTTATTATTTAAGATCTGGAAAAAGAAAAGGCCATTTGTTTACTCAAGAAGATATAGATGAAGTTAAGAATAAGCTTATTGACACTATCCAAAAAATAATGGTTGATCAAAACTTTACGCCCACTGCCAATAGCAGAGTATGCTCTTACTGTGATCACGCCAAATCAGGTGCTTGTCCAACTGGTGTTTACAGAAATAAAAACAATAGTTATAGAAAATAGAAAAGGGGCTGGTTTCCCAGCCCCTTTTCTATGCGTAGTTTTTAAAAAAAAGAATCAGAAATCTGAGTCTGTATCGATAGCAAAATCAAAATCATTGAACTCTGTGACTACCTTGACAGCGTCGCCGTAGTCGTAACCGAGGTCTACAACCAAGTCCTCGATAATTTCGTCGTTAATTGTTTCAATTGCTGTGTTGATGATGTGTGTTAGTGTGTTCATGGTGATTAGTATACTGCTTCCTGAGTGGTAATGCAAGTTGTTTTGCATATTTTTATTTTATAGTGTATAATATATATACGCTTACAGGCATTAAGGATATCATAATGGAACTACATGTTGTCAAGGCAGAAGACTTTTTTTTGGAAAAATCTTCTTTTAAAAAACAACCTAATTTGAATAACATCAGAAACAGGCAGATCGATAAAGTAATCCTAGAGGATGATGGGGTCTTCACAAGAAAAAAGGGTAACGCGTACCAATACACTAAGACTGGATTCAGGAAAGATATAGAACTTAATGTTAGATCCAGCTGGGAAGCTAACTTTGTTAGAATCCTAAATATCTATAAAATAGAATTTAAATTTGAGCCTACTGTTTTTTCTTTCCCAATAAAAAGGGGAACAAAGGGTTATACTCCTGACTTTTTTCTAGAACGAAATGGTGAATGGGTAGAGATTAAAGGCTATCTAGATGATAAAAGTAAAATTAAATTAAAAAGATTTAAAAGGTATTATCCTGATGAATTCAAAAAAATGACATGCGTCATAAGTAAATACTCAAACGACGCAAAGAATTTTATGGCTGAGATAGAAGTTCCTCAAATTGTCTTCTACGAAGACATAAAGGTTTTTTATAGTCAGTACATAGTTAACTGGGAAGGTAAAAAATGACAGCTTACAAGGAGCAATATTACTCTTTAGAAGAGAATGAAATGCAAGACCTAATCGCTAAAGCTAAAAAAGGTTCAGCAAAAGCACAAGAAGAACTCTTAAAAGTATTCAGTAATTTCTTAACAAAGTATATTTCACTATTATATTATGGAAAATTTAATCTCAATGATTATGACATACGAAGGTTTATCTCTTTATTTATCAAAGATTCTGGCACAAGGTTTGCCCTAATGAAGAATAAAATGAATGGATCTAACATGCGAGTGATAAATGAATGCATGAGAGGTATTCATTATATGGCAAAAAGATATGGGGACGAGGAGGACATCAGACAAACGGTATATATGACCTTCTTTCAGTGCATAGGACGATACGAAAGAAAAGATTCAGCTAAAGGTCCAATCCCCTTTAGTGGTTTCTTGTATAGCTATTTTTTTTATTTACTAAAAAAGAACGTAGATACATTCCTTATTGATCAATTAGGCAGGAAGACATTCCCATTATTAGACGACGATGCCACTAATGATGAGGGTGATGAGAACTATGTGATTGGTTTCAAAGCAGATCCAGTGGAATATAGTATGGAACAGTTATTGGCTGCAGATAAAATTGATGAATTTTGGGTTTTGGGCGAGAAAAATATTGCGCCATTTGATAGACTAACAGTGCAAGAAAGACAACTTCTAAAATGGAGATATGTAGATGGACAACGATCCAGCGAAATATCTCAGAAAGTTAATGAACATCCAAATACAGTTAGAGAGCATTTGTCTAAGATTAAAAATAAAGTAAAAGATTTAATTATAGAAAATGATCTCAGTGAATACGCAATGCTAATTAATATGGAGAAGAATTAATGAACCTACAATCAATGGAAAAACTGCAAGAACTATTGCAGAATTTTCTTGGACCTCAATTAAAAGAGGTTATCGAAGCATACGCTGACGTAGAAAAAAGTAGTAAATATTTTGTAGAAATTCCAGAGGTCGACATTATAGATCTAGGCATAGAGACTATTGCATCGCTAGTTGCCCGCACGTCTAATGTCTATGGTAGAGCAGCGCGCTTTGCTGGAATGTCTAGAGCACAATATAAGATTATAGAAGGTAATTATAAAAGAGTCTATAAATCAAATAGAGCCGGAAAGAATGAAGCTGAAAGAGAAGCTTCAGCCATGGCAGCAGCAGAGTCACAGCACACTGAAATGATTACCTGTGAGGCAATCATGAGTCTAGCTGAAGCAATGGAAACGTCAGCTAGAATAGCATCAGAATCAGCTAGAAAGCTAATGGACAAAATGCAGTCCATGCAAGTAGCTGCGTTTAGAGAAGAAAAAGGTTCCTATTTGGAATCGGATTTTAGTACCTACTAAAGGACAAGAAATATGTTTATCGGTCATTACAAAAGTGTTAATACATCTGAAGAATTTTATTCTACAGAAAAAGAAGATCTCAATTTTCCAACACAAGTTGAATATAAAAGTAATAAATATCTATTAACAAAAACAATTCAAATATCATCAAGTCTTAAAAAAAATCTAACAGAAGTAGCAAAAAGATTTAATATAGATTATGATGTAAAGGTTGATTGAAAAAAGTGTTTAAGTTTTTAAGATTGGCTTTTTATTTATGAACATAGAAGTATTTTGTGACGGAGCATCTAGAGGGCAGGGTCAAAAGAAAATCGGAGAAGCTGCCTGTTCTGTCGTTGTTTATCGCAACAGAAAAAAGATAGCACAGTTTGCCAGAGGATTAGGTCCTAGAACTAATAATGAAGCAGAATATGAAGCTGTAATAGCAGGACTGCTGATATGTTCTATGGCTGATCTTATAGACCCAATTATATATACAGACTCAGCTGTTGTGGCTAATCAGGTTAACGGTAAGTGGAAATGCAAGAGTGCAGCCCTAATCCCATTACTGATGACTATTGAGGAAATCAGAGATGAATTTAATTTTCGGGTTATTCAAGTTAAAAGAACATTTGTTTGGGAACCAGACGCCTTGGCAAATAAATTTTTAGATGAATTAGAAGTAAGAAAAGAGAAAATAAATAGGATATGAATGGTATAATATGGATATGATTAAAGATAAAAAATTTTATAAAGATTATCCGATAGTTATTGGCCTAGCAGGTAAGGCAGCGACTGGGAAAACATCAGTTGCAGAAAAGATAGTCCCTAAAGCAGAAGTCAGTCCTGTGTCAAATCACGTTAAATGGGATCATTTGTTTTTTGCACTACCATTATATGAGTTGGCATCTATAAGAAAAAACTCATTGGGTTTTAGGCAGAAAGATCGTCAGTTATTTTCTATCCATGAGGTTGTGTATGACATTTTTGGCTCTAATGCCTTAGGCACTATTCCTGATTATGATATGTTTTGCCAGCTAGTGAAAGATATCTACAATCTACCCATAGAGCCTGAAGGCTATAAGCCAAGATCTTTCCTACAAAAGGCAGGAGACTTGTGTAGGGCATACGATGAAGACTGCTTTTCTAAGTGGGGCATACTAAAAGCTAATAAATTATTTAGATCCCATATGAGAACTCCAGAGTTTGAGGATCAAGATATGCCGATGGCTATCATTATCTCTGATGTTAGATTTGAGAATGAAGCTAAGAAAATACTTGATCAACCCAATGGATTAATCATTTGCTACGAAGCGTCTGATGAGATTAGAAATGAAAGAATGATGCGTAGAGACGGACATGCCATGACTCCCGAGCAAATGAATCATAGATCAGAACAAGAAATTGATTTGATAAAAGAAAAAGCCTCTGCTATAATTAACACCGACAACTTAAACATAGCGGAACAAGCATTAGCTACTACAAATTTAGTTCAAACTTTTACGGACGTGTATGCCTAAGATATCAAAAACAGCAATGGAGCAGTCATTAGACTCTCCCATAGATCAGGTGGTGAATATTTTGAGTTCAGAAATATCTATTTCAACTAATCCAGTATTTATATGTGGAGTAAATAGAAAAATTAACATTGGTAATTTTGAGAATATCGACGTATACGCAGGTATTACTTTGCCATTGAATGAAGTTTCTTTGGAAGATAAAGATAAGTTAACTGAAATGATCGAAGCTGCAGCTTCATATGGCTTTTCAATTGTTTCAAAAGAAACAGGCGAAAGATATCAGTTAATTAAAGAATCACAACAAGGAAAATAATAAACAATAGTTAGCTAACAAATATTGAAAAGGATAAAAAATAATGATGAAACTAATTAGAAAAATAGCAAGAAAAATTCTATTTAAAAAGAAAACAAAAATTGGTGGATATGACTTAGATGATAAAACTAATGTCAAGGAAGACGAGCCGATTATTTGGATGACTCCAACCACGTCGGTTAATTCAACCCCTAAAGATATAAAAATTACACCCGCTAATCCAGCGGATAAGACCGTCAGCCCTACTACTGCAGCTAAGAAGCCAGGTAGACCAAAGGGACAAGTGTCCAAGAATCATGGTGGCACTAAGCCTGCAAAAAAGGTTGCACCAAAAAGTAATCCAAATAAAAAATAACACAACTAAATCGTCTTTAATAGACTAGTTATATAGGGTTTTTACACTACTATATAACTAGTCTATTATTTTAAGGTGGGTCATTATGGCTAAGGATAAAGGTTGGGGAAGCAAGACTTCTTCAGACAACAATTATTATAAATTATTGAAAGATTCAGTAATGAACGTTATCGATACTCCACGTAAAGGTGGACATTATTCAAGTCAGTGGACGGCTTACAAGAATAAAAAGTAACCATGGCAATAAAGAAATTTGTCTATATAAGTGGACCTAGAATGGGAACCAGCAACCAAAACAGTGGTGGTCCCGTTATATCTAAAGCGCCAAAGAAAAAGAAAAAAAAGAAATAACTCTATCTTATTTATTCAGGAACAACAATGCCCACAAAAAAAGATTCACGTCTAACTAAAGCTGGGGTTACTGGCTACAATAAACCTAAGCGTACGCCCAGTCATCCCACTAAGTCACATGTAGTTGTGGCTAAGTCTGGAAATCAAGTTAAAACCATTCGCTTTGGACAGCAAGGTGTATCTGGATCTCCCGCGAAAAAGGGTGAATCCGCTTCTGACGCAGCAAGAAGAAAGTCCTTTAAGGCAAGGCACGCAGCCAACATTGCCAAGGGCAAGCTGTCTGCAGCCTTCTGGGCCAATAAAGTGAAATGGTGACTTATGTCAGCTTTCTGGTCTACAATAATTTCAGCTGTAATTTTGGGGCCACTAGTTGTTCTCATCCAGAGAAGTCGTAAAGAAAATAAAAATGATCATAACACAGTAGCTTCTGTCTTACTAGAGGTTAAAGACCAAATCATTGACCTCCACTTAAAGATAGATCATGTAGATGAGCAGGTCGACAAAGTTGATGACCAAATGCAGGGTCACATGATGTGGCATTACAAGAAATCTACTGAAGGAAAGAAGAAAGTAGAGGGGGTGTAATTATGGCAATGATGAAAAAGAAAGCAGCTGCACCTAAGAAGACAGCTTCAAAAAAGACAGCTGGTCTTACAGCGGCACAAAAGAAACTTCCACCTTTTATCCAGGCTGCAATAGCTAAGAAAAAGAAGAAGATGTAATTTAATCGTTTTAATTAAAAGGGCTATGGCTACATGTCATAGCCCTTTTTTTATTTGTGTCATTACTATATCTCCCGCGGACAAGTTAAAAAATTGAGGGAGATATGTCTAAATTCAAAAATATTTTATCAGTATTGCTAATAACAATAGGTATTGGATTGTTTTTAAATCCAGTTAGTAACTCATCAGTAGCATTGGCTACTAGTGGCGGTGGTGGACCAATCGTATTAGATGGAATGGATCCAGTTTGTCACTCTGGATGGGAAAGTACTGGACAATATATAGCCAAGGTTCTTAAGAAGGTACATGATGGTGCGCGAAATCTAAACAATGGCCATATTGCAATTGTCGGATCTAACGCAACAACCACTTCATGTGGGGCTAACTGGGCCAGTCAATTAAGTGCACAGTTTTTAGTTGAATTTCCCACTGCTCCTATAATTGATTTTTATATTACAGATTCACAAATAAGCAATTTTTTTAGTACTACAATTACGTCTAATCCTCCAGCTGTATTATGGATACCAGATAACTGGAGTCGTTCATCCGGCACTGAAGCAATATTTACAGCCAATGCAGAAAAGATAGCTGACTTTGTTAATGGTGGTGGCGGTCTGTTTGCAAATATGGGATCGTACGGTTGGCTGACTGCACTTTTACCTGGCGCTATCTATAATAATGGAGGGTGCAATGGTGGACCAGAAGCTACAACTGATGGGGTAAATGATTTTGGTTTAACAAATACACTTGTAGCTGCGTGCTGGCATGGGTATTTCACCGGCAATGTAGGAACATTAAAGACTCTTGTCGACTACCCATATCCAGAAGCATCCGACTCTAGAAAGGCTGTTTCCATTGGAGGTGGCAGTGTATCTCTTCCTAGTTCTTTTGTACTATCATATAGTCCTGCAACCCCTCGTGCAGGTGAGCCAATTACTATTACAGCAACGGCTCAAACTTTAGCTGGAGTACCACAGTCTGGAGTCACAGTATCAATGACAGTTTTCTCTGGTCCAGATTTAGGGCAAACCTTTACCGCAACAACTGATGCAAGTGGTATAGCTAACATCACTGTCAACACGGCATCGCAGGGCACGGCAGTTTATACCGCTAGTGCAACGGTTAATGGTGTAGTGAAAGTTGTCTCAATTACGGTTTTATGGGATGCGCCAGCGCCTACTACGACTATTGCAACAACGACGATTGCTCCCACTACTATCCCCCTAACTACAGTTCCCGAAACAACTACAACTCAAGCCCCTATCGTAACTGAACCCGAAACTACAACTACTATTATGAATGTTACAACAGTGCCACAAATAATCGTGGAGGAAACCACAACAACAGTTCACGACCACAGTAGTCATGATCATGGGTCACAAGATACTCCGCAGAGCCCACTTCCAACGACAGGGCAAGACGGTAGTTCATCTATGAGTATCGGCGCGTTTTTGATTACTATAGGTATAGCAATATTTATATTGAATCGAAGGACTAGAAAATATGGCAAAGCCAGCTGATAAAAAATGGATTCAAAAAGCCATTAAAAGACCTGGAGCATTCACTGCCAAAGCTAAAAAAGCTGGTAAAACTCCAGCAGGTTTTGCTACGGCAGTTACTAAAAATCCAGGTAAGTACAGCAAATTAACTGTACAACAGGCAAATTTTGCGAAGACTTTAAAAAAGATTACTAATAAAAATAAGAAAAAATGAAAAAGAATAGACCCTATACTGGTACAAGTGATGTAAAAGTTGGCAAACAAAAATCTAGGCCTGGAGTGCGAGCTCTCTATGATCGAATTTGCTATTATTTTCAAATGCAACCTCTTGGTACACTCAATACTAACATAAAGTCTGTGCATTATACGGGTAGAGCTTTTGATGTTGGCCCTATAGTTCCAGCAGATGGTGATTTTAGATATCTAAATATAAATTTGTTAAGATTTTTATCAGGTGTTCCAGATAGTTTGGGCATAGAAGAAATACATGATTACTGTGGAGTATATGTTCCAGGAACTAAAACACCAGCTATTCCATATTTTGTACGCCCTACTTCTGATCCTCCAGAAATATATACGGAAAGAAATATGTTTGGAGCTGGCTATCGATGTGACAGACAAGCCAATAAGCCTCCAGTAGAAGGAGCAGAAAATTTTTATGGGTGGAAAATTTGGGACGCGAGTGCCCATCTAGCTCACGGTGGGAAAACCATTGGAGCTAGTCATATACATATAGAGGTAAGTCCTGCAATGGCAGACAACGGATCTTTAATGATATCAAACTTTAATAAAGCTTTTAAAACTTTTAGGTTTATAAATGGTGGCTGGCCAAGTTTCAAATAAGACATTACTATTATATTAAATAAGAAAATAGGAGATTAATACATGAGTCAATACCCTTACATAAAACTAGTTGTCCCAACTGCCCTTAAGCAATACAAGAATGGCCAATTAGCGGAAAGCGTCCTCGCTTCAGTAAAAACTGGAGGAAAAATGTATGCACCAGTCGCAGCACAATTTAATAAGATGTACGACGCTGCGTTAGCTGCTGGTTTTAAGCTTAAAAACGTTGGAGATTACCGCTCATTCCAGGGTCAGTTGTCAATGTTTATGGATCGCTATGTAACAACTGACACTGGCACTGGTGTTACTCGTCAATATGAGGGTAAGACTTGGTGGTTGAAGAAGGGCAAAGCTCCCTCAGCTGCCCCAGACCCAACTGGCCTTAAGGGTTCCAATCACGGCTGGGGACTAGCAATTGACCTTGGCTATGACGCCAATGGCAAACTCACCTCAATGGGTGGAAAATGTTTTGAGTGGATGTGCGCCAATGCACCAAAGTATGGTTTCTACCTACAAGGTAATAACGCAGCCTCTAAAGAATTCGAAGCTTGGCACTGGCAGTATGCACTAGGTGACGCTTCGCCTGATGGCTCTGTGCAAGTTTCAGCAGAGGCTTTAAAGCCATCTGGTGGCGCAGTAGAAGCTGGCCCAATGGTATTTGAATACCCAGGAACTCCAGTTGGACTCGGCTCAAAAGGCGCATCTGCTATGCTCGTTCAGGCAGTCATCGGAGCAAAAGCTGATGGTGATTTCGGACCCAAGTCTGTTGCCTCACTTAAGGCATGGCAGACTGCTAACGGCTTAACTGCTGACGGCTCTGTGGGTCCCGTTACTTGGAAGAAGATGTTTGGCTGATGCGTAAAGTAATTTTACTATTAGCAGCTGTGTTAGGTGCATTTTGCATGGGATTATTAAGCGGATGTAACGATTCGTATAGATATCCATGTCAAGATCCAGCTAATTGGGAGAGTGCGGATTGTAAACCACCAATTTGTACAGCTTCTGGAACATGTCCAGAAGATATATACGGGAGTGTACCTCAATGAATGAAAAGAAAAGATATACAAATAGTGAAATAAAAGCTCGTATGGTTTTATTTGTGGGTGCGACTTTAGCATTTACATTTACAGTCATTGTTTGTGGCGTAATGTATGCTTTAGTATTCGTTACTCAGCCGATTGACCAACAGAGTCCCAATGACAAAGCTTTTATTGATTCCTTGTTAGTTCCAATAGTTCTATTCCTTTCCGGATGTTTGTCAGGAGTTCTCGCAGCAAACGGTTTGAAGGACAAGGAAACAAAGCCTACAGATAGCGGATATCAGATTTACGATCAAGATAGAAGCTAATTATGACAGCCAAAAAAGCATCTGATAAAATTAAAAAAGAAATTGAAAAAGATAAAAAAAACAAAGGTCAGTTTTATAAAGATGATTATGAAAAAAATTTAAAGAAAAGAAAAAAGTAATGGCAGAGAAAAGAAATGTTCCAAAGAATCCAAAGCTATGGAGTCAAGCTAAGTCGCAAGCAAAATCAAAGTTTGATGTCTATCCTTCAGCATATGCAAATGCTTGGGCGGCTAAAAAATACAAAGCAATGGGCGGGTCGTGGAAAACTACTTCAGCTCCCAGAAAAAAGAAATGATATAATATGGCTGGCCCAAAAGGTGTAGGCTTAACTAAATGGTTTAATCAAAAATGGGTTAACATTGGTGCACCTAAGAAGAATGGTAAGTGGCAACCCTGTGGAACCTCTGGTAAGGGTGGCGGATATGCTAAGTGTTTACCGGTAGCAAAAGCAAATGCGCTTTCGCCCGCACAAAGAAAGAGTGCAGTACAAAGAAAAAGAGCACAAGGCACGCCAGTCAAAGGGGCTAAAGGGCAAGCTCCAAGAAATGTATCAACTCTTAAGAAGAAAAAATAATGGATGATATGACCTTTGCTGGTTTTATGCCAGCAATGAAGAATATAGAAATTACTCCATCAACTTCAATGATAACAACAGAGGGCGGATTAATCAAGGGGCATGTGATAAAATTGACGTTTGGAGATAATCAAGAAATGATTTTCAGCACTACCGAAGAACAACTACAGAAATTATTCTTTTTAATTTTAAAAACAGTTAATAAATAAATTACTATTATAAAGTGGTGGTGTGGTGTGACTTTAGAGAGCACTGCACCACCATTTGTGTTATAATGATTACAGCGATTAAATACATAAGCCAGACTGAAACAGGTACATATGGCAAAGATACTTTATTATGATATAGAAACTGCACCAAACTTGAGTTATGTTTGGGGTCACTTTGAACAAAATGTTATTGAACATGAACGCGAATGGTATTTACTGTGCGTCTCATATAGATGGGAACATGAAAATAAAACACAAGTCTGTGCTCTCGTAGATTTCCCAGACACCTATGCTAAAGACCCAGAAAATGATATACATGTTGCAAAGAAGTTATGGGACCTCTTAGATGAAGCTGATATCGTTATTGCTCATAATGGAGATAGATTCGATATGCGTAAAGCAAATGCAAGATTTGTTTACCACAATCTAGGACCGGTCTCGCCAGTAAAACAAATTGATACATTAAAATCTGCTAGAAGATACTTTATGTTCAATAGTAATAAACTAGATAACTTAGGCAAGCACTTGGGCGTAGGTGCCAAGGTGGATACGGGCGGCTTTGCTACATGGGCTGGATGCATGCGTGGAGACATGAAGGCATGGAAGACTATGACAAAGTATGCCAAACAAGATGTGGATCTATTGAGAAATGTTTACATGAAGCTGAGACCATGGATGGCTAATCATCCAAATCTCAATGTATATTCAGGAGAAAGCTGTTGCCCAATATGTGGATCAGATGATTTGCAGCGTCGTGGACAACGATACACTCAAGTAGCAACGTACCAACAGTGGTACTGCAACTCATGCGGAGCATGGAGTAGAACTAGAATGTCAGAAGATGTGGAAAAACCTGGTATAGTTTCCTAATAAATTTAGGAGAGGTGCCAGAGTTCGGTTGAATGGAACATCCTGCTAAGATGTCGACGTTTGAAAAAATGTCCGTGGGTTCAAATCCCACCCTCTCCGCCAAATACTATTTTTAAAGAAGGAAATATGAAAGTTCTTATATTAGGTGCTGGCGGTGTTGTCGGTCAGCATATGAAAATTAATGAGCCAAAAGATGTTGAAGTAATTTATTCAAGAAAGACTTCTAGTCCCGGATGGTATGGGATAGATGTTGATCATCAAGATGTTCGGAAAGATTTAGACATTATAAATCCAGATGTAATTATCAATTTAGCTGGAGAGAATAGAGTTGATGTAGTTGAATCGGATCCACAAAAATATGTAAGCGTAAATGTTGATTTAGTTAAAACATTATGCACATGGGTAACGAAGAATAATAAGTACTTGATACAAGGAAGTACTCAGGGTATTTTTAGCGGAGATAACTCATGCTACAATACTACTGATATAGCGCATCCTCTAACTCATTATGGAAAACAAAAACTAACTGCTGAACATATAGTTTTAGCTCATCAAAATACAGAAATATGTAGATTAACTTTCGTAATTGGAGTAAGACCTTTCCAAGATATTGGTCGCAAGAATCCTTTAGAATCAATGATAGAAGATGAAGTGCAGCTCCAAGTTGATGATCGATTTTTTTCTCCACTGTTTGCACAAGATGCCGCAAAGATTCTTTGGAATAGAGCTTTAGATTTTAAGAACGCTAAAGAAAAAATAGTTCATTTAGGCATTCCGATAAAGTGTAGCAGATTTGCTATAGCACGAGATTTAAAGTATAATGTACACGGATGCATTAACCCTATAATCAAAGGTGTATCTCACGAGCACTTTAAAGGTATTGCTCCAAGACCTAAAGATACAACTTGGTGTAAGTCATTGTATATAGATTCCTACGAAGAAGGATTAATGTCCTCATATTTATTATGGGAGAAAGTGAAAAAATGAATATAGATAACCAGGCAGAACTTATTTCAGGATTTCTAGGAATAAGTTTAAAAGATGCAAAAGATAGATTGAGTCTTGGATTCCATGCGAACCATCATGAAGTGGCTAAAGATTTTATTGACAACAGCACTAATGTAGACGATCCTAATTCTTTATTGAATTGGTATAGAACTACAGACTCATATATATGGGAACTATCTGCGTATCACTTGGATGAGGGATTTAATTACAAGGGTATGTGTGAGGGAATTTCCTTAGGTTTATTTCATTCTGGAAAAAAGAATGTTTTAAGCATTGGTGATGGAATTGGAACTCTTAGTTTGCGAATGGCCGAGCAGGGCATTAAGACAACATACCATGATTTGGAAAATAGTAAAACAGCTAACTTTGCACAGTACCGATTTAGCAAGCGCCCTGATCTAGATATCAAAACTTTATTCACTGATAGCTTTGCACCAACAATTGGTAGCAATAAGTTTGACGGTGTTGTCGCCCTAGATTTTCTCGAGCATGTCGTAAACGTAGATGAATGGGCTTTAGCTATTTTTAATTGCCTAAAGAAAAACGGTGTGTTTATTCCTAATAACGCATTCGGAATAGGCGACGCTGAGCATGGAAATTCTATCCCGATGCACCTAGCCATTAATAATAAATATGAATGGGAATGGGATCCTATGTTAGTAAGAATAGGTTTTGTACGCCATGAAAACGGACAGTGGTGGGTGAAGCCATGAGAATAGATATGGGCACTGCTAGTTATAATAATCCTCAGAAGTTAAATATGATGCTCATTAATATGAGAGAAAATTCTACTTCTGATTGGCGTTTTCTAGTTGTCGACAACGCCTCAACTGACCCAGGTGTCAGAGAAGTTATTGAAAGACACGCTAGTGAAGATTCAAGAATCATTCCAAGATTTCTAGATCACAATAGTGGATATGTCGGAGCAGTCAATCAAATACTGGAGTGGGCAGAGACTAACAATGTCGGCTATCTTGACAACGATGCGTATGCTATTACTCGTGGTTGGGATGAGAAATTGGCTAGTTATCTAGAATCTAATCATGAAGTCGCTATGGCTTTTCCTAATGGTGGAGCTTACCCTATACAGCGTACAAGATATATGGAAATATTATGGGGTGTTGGATTTTGTTGGATTTTAAATCGTCAACGATACAAAGAAATCGGTGGATTTGATACAGAGATCGGGCATCAAGAAGAAGTTGATTTCCAGACTAGAATAAGATTAGGTGGCTGGAAGATAGTAGCTGATCCATCAGTAGTAGTCTCTCACGACGCCACAAGCACTAGAAATCCTGATGCACAGGAAAGAATTAATGCAGGCGTAGTTAACTGGGTGAATAAATGGAATAAATACTTTGTAGGCCCGCATGTAACCTACCATAGCCCTAACGTAACTAGGTTTGAAGATTGGACTTCCCATTACATGGAGGAATGGTATCAGTTGCAACCTGAGCTTAAAGGGTTAAATGAGAGTCCAGAAACAATTTATATAGCAGCTTTGGGGCGCGAAGTAGATATTATCAAGGTCCCACGTTGGCAAAATCTTTATCGAGGAAGAATAATTTAAATGAGATTAGAAACAATACCACAAGGTAATGGCATAAAAGTCGTAATTGGTACCAGAACATACCTAGGTTCAGACTGGATGCATATAGATATAGATCCAACACCATTATATGATCATGTAAATAAAACTTTTGTCCCAGTAGACGTAGTTTGCGATGCACGAAAAATCAATCTTCCAGATAATTACGCTGACATAGTTTATAACTCTGAATGTCTAGAACATTTTCCTTGGAAAGAATATCAATCAGTATTAGCTGAGTGGTGTAGAATTGTTAAGCCAGGTGGCATGATCAGAATAGAAGTCCCAGACTTTATTCTAGCCTGTAATCAATTAATCTCTATGGACTCTCTCGATGGAGACAGAAGAATGCAGCAAATCTTTTTTGCGGAACAACTTAATCCTTTTGACTTTCACTTTGTGGGCTTAACGCATAGAATGTTGCAAGACGACTTTGAAAAAATGGGTTTTGAAATATTAGATGTTAAGCGTGGAGATGAATGGGGCTGGCTCAAAGTCGACGCCCGTAAGCCTGTGTTATAATACATATCGTGGATTGGGACTACGTAGCACATATAATTAGAGATGTGTTTCCACAAAGAACATTTACGACTCTTTATGGCCATAGCAAAGAATTGTTAGATGTTTTACACATGCCTAAACATGGTATTGGCGCTTTTATGATGCATACTGAAAGAGGAAATTATCTCTCTAACGACGAGTGTAAGTACTGGGAAGCTGGTATAAACGGTACATATTTTGGTGAATCAATTTGTGATTTATTTATTTCATTTAATTATGATCCAGAACTTTTGAACGACGACACAGATATGGTAGCCCGTCAGATCAAAAGCTTTTTAAAACCTGGCGGTTTTGCAATGGTGGTAAATCCAGGTGTTTGGGCAAATGATCTTGGAAAATATCTAACTATTAACGCACAAGTGGAAACTGAAATTAAAAGATATTCAATGTTTAAAAATGAGAATGTATTAGTGTATGAAAATATTTGATTGCTTTACGTATTTTAATGAAGAACAAATGCTAAAGATCCGCTTGCACGAATTATACTCTTGTGTTGATTCATTCGTAATTGTAGAGGCATCTAAAACCTTTACTGGCAATAGCAAGCCCTTCTATTTAGAAGATATAGGTGAATGGATAAATCCATTTTTGGATAAAATAATTAAAATAAAGGTTGATTTTCCAAAAGATGAAATGACTTCTTGGGAGAGAGAATACTTTCAACGAAACGCCATCATGGATGGTTTATCTTTTGCTAAAAAGAATGACATAATTTTAATATCTGATGTGGATGAAATTATTAAATCATCTGTTATACAGAAATTAAAAAATATAAAAAAACCTGTAGCTTTAGATAATAGGCAATATTTTTGGAATTTTAATTGGCAGGTTCCAGATCACTGCAACCAAACTGCTAGACCAGTTGCGTTGAAATACTCGGAGTTGAAAAAAAATAGTCCACAAAAAATGAGAGAAGCACTTTTGCCAAGAGTACCCAACGCTGGTTGGCACTTTTCTTATTTTTCAGATATTAATAATATTATATATAAGATAGAATCATTTGCGCATACAGAATATAATGAAAATGAATACAAGTCTTTAGAAACTATTAAGCATAGGATTGAAAAGGGAATAGATCCATTTGATAGATTTCCCCTAAAGTATTATGAGATAGATGAAACGTATCCTGTTTACGTACAAAATAACTACAAATAGGAAAAAGTGATTACTATACTCCTAGATGTCTTGAATACCTAAGGAGTCAAAATGGCCGGTAAAAAGCCCGCAAAGAAAAATGTTTCGAATTCACCCGTAGCTACCCTCAAAGTAGAACAACCAGGTAAGCCAATCCTATATGTAGGATTAAAAGGTAGATCCTTTATCTGCCCCGCATGCAGTCGAGAACTCCAACGTGGCATAGTTTATGAGCATAATAATGAAAAGTTCTGCTCAAGAAACTGTATTGTCTGATTAAAATCTTTTTCTTAGGATTGATAGAGCTGCACCTGCAGTTCTTAGCATTCTAGATCCTCCAGTACCAGACGCTACATGGGATGAAGCTTCAGTAGAAGCTGCCAATAAACCTCGCGTTGCACCGGAACGCCTAGTGGCTACCCCTACTCCTTCTTCTATAGTTTGGGGTATTTCTTTAGAGGCAATCCTTGCCGATATTTTTTTAGGCTCATCGCCAATAGAGAAAGAAGAAAAATTTTCAGGGTCAAAAGCAGCTGCTTCAGCTGCTGCCCGGGCTGCCTCTTTTCTGGCTGTTTCGGCAGCTACCTCTGACACAATTTTTGCATCAGAGCTCAAACCTAATCGTCCATGTTTTCCATATTTTTGTAAAGCTTCATCATATTCAAGAGCATATTTTTCCCCATGTTTTTCTAGTATACTTGCCCTAACATCCGCCGTGTGTTTTTCTAGAAAAGGGAGTTGGGTTTCGTCACCCTTTCCAAAACTAACAGTTGATAAAAGCGCTGCATTAGCATGAATCTCGCCTTTTATTATTGTGTCCATTTCATCAAAAAACTCTCCTGGTTTGAGGGAGCCTTTGATACTCTCTATTTGTTTCTGCCCATACGTAAAATGAAAAGGATTTTCTAGGCCATCAGGACCGCCGGTTCCAAATGGTTTATAATATCCAGTATTTTTAAAAATAGCTTCAGTTTCCCCTATCTTTGAAATTTCGTCTGATTGAAAAATTTTATGATATGAATAAGTTTCAGCTCTTGATTCTTCCAGGGAATGATTAACCATTTTTGAAATATACCGATCCTGATCTGTCATTGCGCTATTAGATGGATTTACGTATCGTAATTCCTCATGCATTGGAGTGCCGTGTAGTCCGGCAACCTTGGAAGCTGTGTGGCCACGTTCATGAAACACGACTTGAGACGATTTATACATTTTGTCTTCGTTCATAACTGAGGCATTAATCCCAATAAAATCTTTGATTTCTCCGAATCTTAAACTTGTAGGACTTTCTCCCAATAAAGAGGCTGCTCCTTCAAGGTTTTTTTTAGCCCTTATACCGTCCATGCTCATGTTACTACCCCTACCTCGTCCTCTAGTAAAGTTATTTCCAACTTTTTCTAGAAACTCTGCTGCGGAGCTAACAGTAGTCGCACTACGTCTAGATATTACACTTTCATCTACTACCTTACCAATTCCTAATCCACCTAATGTAAAGACTTTTGGTGCAGTATCCTGCATTCCTGTTGACATAGTTTTTGATAAAAAATCAAGCTTAGCAGGATCTACAACTGCCCTAGCTTCATCTGTAATATTAAAAATAAAGTCATCAATACTCCTGGTGATTGGAGTCGTCCCAGGTGAAATGGTTTTTAGTATAGGTCTATCCATTGTTCCTCATAAGTTATCAAAACATGCTACTATATATACATAGTAACTATCTTTTAGGAGAAAAATGTCAATTTATTGGTTAGCTGAATTTTTAAAAGAAATGGAAAATAAACTTCCTCCGGCAGAACAAGAATATGCCAACGCCCTAATAGGTATAGTGGGTAAGTATGGGAAGCTTTCCAACGGTGATGGCAATGGTATCTGGGTAGGATATGTGCCCGGAATCGAAAACGATAATCTATCTATTGGCGTTAAGTGTGCAAACTGTGCCCTATATGAAGGTAACGGTGTTTGCAAGATCGTAGCTCAGACAGTAGAAGATAATGGCTATTGTAGATTAGCTGCGATTTGGGATGGCGCAGTAGATAGCTCAAAAAAAGATGATGGCAATGAATAACTATTGGCTATCAGAATATAGTTCTCCTGATGATGAGGAAATGCCCGAAGAAGAAATGCCTGAAGATTCTACGGATCCAGATGATCCCGAAGAAAAGTTAAATCCTCGCCAAAGAATGATGTACGATCATTATGAACATTTGGTTGAGATGTTTGGAAAGTTTGACCAGACATCAAAAGCTAACGGAGCACATTATGCTCCGGCTAAAGCTAACCCTTTTATCAAGCAGGGTATGATTTGTTCTAACTGTGTTTTCTTTATGGGTGGTCAGGGATGCGAAATAGTAGCTGGCAAGATTGAGCCTAACGCTGTATGTAAATTATGGATTATTCCTGAAGATCTTATCTTAGAATAAGATTAATCAGACTCATCCATTTCTTTTTTGATTACAGCACCAAATAATACTATTACTAAAGTGGCAATGCTGATCTTAATTCCCCATGATTGTATATCGCCAGACAAAGTAATAAGAACTAATATGGTTCCAGCTATTGTCCAGGCCTGCTCATAAAGTGCAGCTATTAATTTAGTTATAAATTTTTTCATTATATCTCCCTGTTGTTATTTTCTTCTTGAGGCTCCAGCTACTGGAGCAACAGCAATAACTGCTCCTGCAGCTATAACTGCTCTTCTCTGTCCCACATTTATATTGGAACCTAACGGCACATAAGTATTTAAACTTCCTGAGCCAAATATGTTTATTTCTTCTTCAAATGAAGAACGGACTTCTGTTGGAGCTTCTTGTACCGCAGCAATAATTTCCAAAGCCTGTTCATCTGTTATGTCATCTATGGGGATCTCAGCAAAGATTTCAGCTGCTTGTTCTCCATCGATAGATGATAGTACCTCTGCACTTGTGGCAATCTCAGTTGCTTGCTCTTCCGTGATTCCATTTTCTATAATTGCATCGACAGCTTCCTGTACTTGCTCATCAGTAACTGTTTCACTACTCAACACGTCAACTAGATTTTCAAATTGCTCATCACTCAATGGCTGATCTAAGACGGCATCAATGACTGCAGTAAACTCTTCGTCACTCAGTGGTTCTTCAAACACGGTATCAAGCACTTCAGCAAACGCTTCATCGCTTAACTCTTCCGCAAACACTTGATCAATAACCTCTGTGAACTGCTCTTCCGATAGGTCACCAGATAATAGTTCTGTAGCTGCAGCAACTAATTCTTCTTCGTTATCAGCTGAAGTTAAAATTTCATCTACGGCATTAGCAAATTCTTCTTCAGTTAAATCTCCAGATAAAATCTCATCCACTTGATCAGATATTTCTTCCGGAACAGTAGTCTCAGGCTCCGGCTCTATAACTTCTGGTTCAGGAATAGTTGTTTCTGGTTCGGGAACTGTAGTTTCTGGTTCCGGATCAACTGTAGGGGGATCTGTATCTGGAGGAATAACTACAGGAGGAATTGTTTCTGGCTCAGTTGTAGTAGTTATTTCTGGTTCCGGCTCAGTTGTAGTAGTTGTTTCTGGCTCTGGCTCAGTTGTGGTGGTGGTTTCTGCCTCTGGCTCGGTGGTAGTTGTTGTTTCTAGCTCGGGCTCAGTTGTGGTAGTTGTTTCTGGTTCGGGCTCGGTGGTAGTTGTTGTGGCGGGGGTTGGATCAAGAACAGTTGCATCAACAGTGACTTCGGGTCCATACACGCATGGACCTACGCCTGCGCTGGAAAAGCAGCTCTGATTTCCTGCTTTAATGCCAAAGCGAACTGGTCCGTATCCAGTCGTGAGAGGATTGCTACCAGAGAACATCCCAGTGCTTAACAAATAAGTAGTTCCTTGATTAGTCGATAAACCCCAACCGCCTGAGGTGGTTCCACCAATTTCGTCAAGGTCGTAAAAACTAACTGCATAAGCGTAGATGTCAACATTGCTTGATGTTGGCGCATCCCAGTCAAGGTTCACGCTTCCATCTGCGTTGGCAACAGCCGTCAGGTTTGTGACGGCATTGAAGTACGGAGGAGGAGTGACAGACAGACTCTCCCATGATTGACCATCCGCAGAAGTCATAACTCTGTTGTCTGTTCCAGAGTTTGCTACAGCAACATACTTTCCAGCCCCATAAGCAACCCCTTGCCACGAGTTATTTGGAACTCCAGAACCTAGCGTCCAGTTCGCACCATCGGTTGAATAAGCGGAGCGGGAATTTAATCCACCTTCCGCTACCGCAATAAATTTATCTTCGCCGTAGGTGATGTATTTCCACTGGTTAGATGGAACAAGTCCAGCAGACCAGTTCAATCCATTTATGGAGTAACCGCCGTATCTATTTCCCGAGTTTGTGCTGTACTCAAGCCACGAGAAACGACCATTACCAAACGCAACTGTTCGGATATCCACAATTGCACCAGGGTTTTGAGTAGACCAGCCAGTAGTTCCATTGGCGGAAGACCATGCTCTACCAAACTGAGACACAGATACAAACCGTGGAATTGTTGCACTACAGGCAACAGCGTCATGTGACCATCCATAAGATGGAGTGCGTAATGTCCATTCAACACCATCTGTGGAAGACATTACATAATTGCTACCCCAAGTTGCGGTAGCAACAAAAAGACCGCCACAGTTCGTGATTGCTTGCCACTCGCCAACTGGCGCAGTTCTTGATGTCCAAGTAACTCCATCAGGCGAGGTCATTACAGCATTTGAACCAACCGCAACAAACTGATTGTCGGCGTAGGTGATCCCCTGCCAGTTACTATCAGAAGCAGACGTTCTTGAGGTCCAATAATTGCCATTTGTTGAAGTCATGACACGGTTGCCATCTCCGGACGAAGCAACGGCCACAAATTTTCCATCACCGTAAGTCACTGCTTCCCACTGCTGGTCTGCTGGATACCCTGTCGGGACGAAAGCCGCTGGGGTCACTCCTATGGAGACATTATCAATACTTGGACCGTAGTGCCCACTCCAAAAACCTTTGTCCATACCACTAAAGGTTATTGTAGCGGTCGTTGCACCTTGCGGAATGGTAATGGACAGGCTGAAGTTTTCAAGATCATGAGCAACAGATCTAGTGACTGTGGCTGAGGCGGGAGAAGGAGAATTAGAAGATATCGTTGCTGTCCAGGTGTCCGATACAACACCTTGGCCTACGCTATTTGTTAGACTGTTGTCAACCGCAAATGAAAGAGTTACAGTATCCCCTGGTGTAACAGTGATAGCTTGAAATACTTCGCCGGTCTGATAGGAAAATCGCAAAGCGCCATTGAATAAAACTCCAGAGCCTCCATTTTGAGAGACAGTCCATCCGGACGATCCATTAAAATCTCCGTTGACTAATAAGTTGCTTGCGTGCGCACTTGATAGTGGCGCGAAAAAGCCAACAATAGCTAGTGATATAGTAGAAAACCTAAATAAGTTACCAATAAAATTCCGCATGATAAAGACTCCCATCCTCGATAAAATAGTAAGACTAAAGTCCTTAAATAAGAGTAAGGATTATTGACACATTGCAAATTAATGTGATAATATATACATATATTTTATTGATACTGAGGCTTAAATGATTTCTATTTGTACACCAACTTATAATACTGATCCAAGTATTCTAGCTAGAACTTGGGCAAGTCTTAAATCTCAGACTTATACCGATTGGGAATTGGTCGTTTGGGATGACTCTACAAATAACAATACATGGAATCAAATTTATGGTTTAGCGTCTGATGAAAGATTTAGATTGATGGCGCATAAATCACATGTTAATTCTGGAAGCATTGGCAGAGTTAAACGTCAGTGCATGATGGCAGCCGAGGGTGACATTCTAGTAGAGTTAGATCACGATGATGAATTAATGCCCGACGCACTACAGTTAATTACTGACGCATTTA